AGTCTTGAGGCATAGTATAATTTAAAGTAGTTAAAACTCCAGGTTGTTCGTAGAAGTAACCACCTAAAGTTAATTGGTGGATATTACCTCTCATAAATCCATCTGTAATGTTATAGTTAGGGGTTAAACTAGATTGTAAATAGTTTAACTTTTGATACATAAGAGATAATTCAGGTTTTGACTGGGCTGCTACTGTAAATGAAAAACTTACTTCTCTACTAAATCCTGTGTAGTTATAAAATTCTTCTGCTCTACCTAAATACTTAAATGAATCCCAATCAGCAGACATATTATCCGTAATAGCACCATCAAAGAATGCTGGGAAGTGGACAAATGTTTTTTGTGAGGGTTGATCTGGGTTTATAACTGCAAATCTAAGTTTAACAAAATCATTTTTCTTTTTACTATCTGTAACTTTATCTGCAACGTACATATACATTGCGTTAATTTCGTTTACTACGTATGGTTTTCCTGTAGCAAGATCAATAGCACCTTTAGTATAATTAGTTCTAATTAAACCTTTTTTACCAGGGTCCCCAGCATTTACTCTTTGTTCGTAATTTTTAGCATCGGGGCCTGAGTAGGATGGAGCATCTGTTAAAGTACCATTTTCCCTAGCTGTATTATAGGCTTTAGTACCTATAGTATTAGGAGTAATTTGTTTTCTAAAATCTCTAATTTGAGTAGTACCATTATTTCTAGATAAAATTTGAGATAAAATTTGGTCTTGAGTAAGTGCTGCTGAACCTTGAGAAGATGCTACTTCAGGATTAGTCTCTTGAAAACCAAATTCAGGATCTATTTTATATACTGAAGGGGTATATAATTTATCACCATCCTCGTTAATTTCATTACTAACTTTGCTACCAAAGGAGTCTTGAAAAGTTCTAGATACTGAATTCCAATTTCTGTTTAATGTATTTAAACCTCCTTTAGTCAATAAAGATAAAGATTGTAAATAATTACCAGGAGTAAAAGGTTCTTTACCTGTTTTACCCGGTTCACCATAAAAATATCCAGGTCTAGTAACTGCTAATGAATTTTTTTCGCCTGTAGCATCTTGGCCATTACGAATAATTTGACCTTCTTCATTAATTAAACCATCTAGTAATTCTGGGGTAGCTTCACCTTTTCTGAGTACCCATTGTTTAGTAACTCCAGTAGTTAAAACTTGATTGAGATAATTAGTACCTATAGTTTTACGTTGAAAGGCACTATAATCATAGTATCGGTTTCCAGGATTATTTACAGTAGGAGCAATAAAAGTTATCCTTTTATTATAAGCTACATTGGGGTTATTAATACCAGTTCTTCCATTACGTTCAAAACGAATATTTGTATTACCTATACCTAAATCTGAGCCTGGGCCTCCTATATAAGAATATAGATTAGGATCATCTGTTCTTTGTTGGATTTTAGTATCGTAAAAATCTAATAATCTATTATTTAAAATTTTTACTCTATTATAATATAATCTATTATTATTAGAATAAGCCCCTGTTTCAGCAAAAGGATTTATACCTTGCTTATTTAAATGACCCCCGAAAGCATTAACACCTGCTTGGGCTAAAGTAGATAAAGGAGTATAAGTACCTTCATTTAAAAAACTACTAGTTTGAGTACGGACTGCTGTACGAGAAAGTAAGTTTTGTTTAGCTGTAAATAGTAAACCACTAGGAGATCTTAAACTAGTAAACATTTTACCTAAACGTAAAACATCTTCTGCTGTATCTGTAACTGCGTTTAGACCACCACGTAATAGAAAATCATTAACTCCTATTGGAGAAGTAATAGCTTCTTCAAATGGGGTTTCTGGAATTCCGGTTTTAATATATGGTTGCCCACTATTACCACCACCTTTCCTATCTTTTCCAAACCTTAAAGATTTAAGATCCGTTTTTAGGTCTAATAAAGGCATTTAATTATCCTGGTAAGTTATCTGAATACTTAGGAGGAGTTATTCCGTTTAAATCTAATGTAGATGGAGATACCTTAACAGTACCAAACATATTGGGGTTTCCATTAATAGAATACTCATTGTGTAGTTTAGACTGATCACTAGCTCCAGCCATTGTTGGTGGCGTTGCTCCATTAAATTGGGTTAACGGAGAACCATTGTTTGCTAATTTGTTTTTAAGTGACATAATTTATGTTTTTATTATAAATATTAAAGTTTACTAAATGATTTTGAGCTTGCTTGAGCAAATGCTTCATTATCAATATATAATTTAGTTTCTACTACAGGTTGTGATGATTGGGCAGTAGGTCCTACTGTAGAGGCTTGGATTGTGTCTCTATTATTTAAAGCGTATGTTCCTTCTTTACTTACTAATATTCTATCTCCATAACCTGAACCTCCTGTTGGTGATGACATTAAATCATCAGCTGTAAACATTTTGCTTGCACCATTTACAGCCGCTCCTAACCCAGCAACTCCAGCTATGGCTAAAGGTAAACCTAAACCATAAGGTATTGCGGCAAAAGTTCTATATATTGCTGCTGCTGCTCCTTTAAAACCATTTAATGCAAAACCTTTAGCTATAAATTTAGCTTTCATTAGTAAAGGAATCATTAATCCAATAGTTGCAGGTATACCACCAAACATTTTTCCAAGTTGAGTCACTAATCCTACAATAAAAGAAATAGGTTTTAAAACTAACATAAGAGCATCAGCAATTACTAAAACAGCGGGTGCAATTGCTACAAAAACTTCGTTTAATTTTTCAGTAAGAGCTGTTAATTGATCTGTAACTGAAGCTTGTTTTTCTAAGGTTTCAAAACCTTCTTCTGCCATTTCTTGTTGGGCTTGGGCTAAACCTACTTCTGCAATTCTATTATTTAATATTTTTTCTCTTCTTTTTGCTTCTTCTCCACTAACTCCTGCTAATTGTTCTTGAACATATAAAGTTTGAGCTAATTCTTCTCTATTCATACCAACTGCTTTAGCTAAAGCTTCTTGTTGGATACGATTCATTTCTCCAAATTCAGCAGCAGTACCTATTTGAGAGGATATTTCTTTAGCTACAGTAGCTATATCATTATTTAAAGCTGCAAATCTTGCTCTATCTAAATTAAGTTCTTTACCAATTAGTAATTCAGCTGAGAGTTCATCTTCGATAGAGGATTCAAAATTTAAAATAGAACTTGATATAGTTTCTATTTTAGATAGTTCCATACCTAAAGCTTTAGCTGTTGTAACAGCATCAGCAATGGCTTCCCCACTTTTACCTAATGATAGTGTTGTGGCTGCTGATACTTTAGAAATTTCTTTTACTACATCCCTTTCATTTACAACTACCCCTAATCTTGTAGCAGAAATTCTAGCTTGAGCTAATACTTCACCTGTAATTTTTTCTGCTTCTTTCCCAGTAGTAATTGAAATTTTGGCTATTCCTGCTAATTCTTCATTAGTAAATCCAGCCGCTTCACGCAATTTAGTCATAGTAGTTAACTGTTCATCAGTTAACATAACTGAAGTACCAAGTTCTTTATTAAAGAACATTTGAGTTTGGGCTAATTTTTCAGAAGTAACAAATATACTATTTGTCGTATTAGCTATACTATTTAAATTATCTTGGATTTGTACGCCTTCTTGATACGTAACATTCATACTTTTAGCTAAATCCCCAGCTACTTTATCAGCTTTAACCATAGCATTTAAAAACTGTAAAAGTATAAAGTTTTTAAGAAATTTTTGAAGTGCTGTAAAGGCTGCTGTTAAAGGAGAAACAGAAGTAGCTACCCCATCTTTAAATTTATTAGATAATATAGCTAATGAAGCAGTTCCTGTAGTGCCTTTTAAACTTTCTTGAACTTCTTTAGGAAGACCTTTAATAAAGTCTTTACTCATTCCTTTAGTACCTTCAGCATCTCCTGCTCTATAGGCTTTAATTTTATCATTTAAAGAAGCTGCTTGGTCTACTCCTAAACCTTTAATTTTTTCTCCTTTTTTTCCTCCAATACCTCCAGCTCCTAGATTTTCTTGAAGAACTAAAGCCTCTCGATATGATTCAGCTGCTTGGTCAAATCCAGGGAGGAGGTTTCGTAATCCTGGGATTATATTAACTATTTTCTTTAAAGTATCAAATATAGATAAAAACCCATCATTAGCGATAGCTTTACTAGTTGCTTCTACAGTATTTAATTCAGTTACTAATTTTTTAGCAGCATTAACTTGTAATAAAATACTATCTTGAATAGCTTTATTTATTTTAGCATCTTCCGAGTATGTTTGTTGAGCGGCTTTTTGTAAAAAGTCAATATTTTTTTGGACTTTTAATCTATCTTTTTGGACTTTTTCAATTAGTTTTTGAGAACCTAATTCACTAGCTGTAACAGACTGGATAGAACGGGCTATACCTAAAGTTTGGTTATTAACCTTATTAAGTTCTCTTTGTTGAGCAAGGTTTTTTAGTCTACCGTCATTTTGTTTATTAGCTATATTTAATTGATCACGAAGAATATCATTTTCATTAGATATTTCATCAACAACTTGACCCTCAAACACTACTCTTTGTTGCGCAAGACGATTTAATGCTTCAAGTGTACTAACTTGAGCATCATATATTTCGTTTTGTCTTCTAATTTCGTTTTCGTTATCGGCCATGCGTGGTTATTTGTTATAAATATTGAGGGCGTCAATTCTTTGACGCCCCCGTATTATAAGAAGTTTTAGGTTTTACACCTTTAAGGAATTCTGGGGATTTTACTTTACCATCAGTACCTACTAGAGTTTGAGAACCACCACTTTTAGCTTCTTCCATTTGTTTCTTCTCTTCATCATAAAAATCTTTTATTTGTTTAAAAGTAAATTTACGAAGCCAAATAGGCATATTATAGATAGTTTCCCAATCATATCCACCTTTACCATGAAATATGATTTGGTGGATTTGAGTAAATAGATTTAACCTAAATTCAGGAGCTATATTAAGCGTCAGGCCAAAAAAAGTTAAGCCCAATGGGGATCGTGACCTCCTCACCACTATCTAAAACATATGTCATATCTACATCAGGTTGAGTTTCTCTCATATGCTCTCTTAAAGCACGAGAATCTTTAGCTAATAAGTAGTTATCAACAAATTCACGGATAGTTTTAGTATCTTCATCTCCACCGACTGAGGTAATCATGTATTTCATACGAGTAGATAATTCAGCTGAACTCATTTTGTCTAGTCGTTTAAGACCTGCTAGTTCACGATCAATTTTTTTCTCATCATGACCTGTTAACATTTTATATGTAATAGGTGTATTTGTAGAAGGAAGTGTAAAATGAAATTCATTTACACCTTGAGTGATTGAATCCTCGTCAAAAGGGCGTGGATTTAATTCGGATAAATCAACAGTATATTCCATACCATTATACTCGAACGGATAATCTTTACCATAGCCTAAAATGCGGGCAGCCATAAAAAGGGCATTTTTATCACCTACAATTAAATCATTATAGTCAATGTTTTTGTCTACAATAAGAGATTGTAATAATTTATCTAACACAATTCCTTTTTGAATATAGGCTTGGTTAGAAAGGATATCTTCTTCTTTAGCAGTCATGTATTTCATTTCTACTTCTCCCGATGATAGTATATTATCTTTTGGGTAGATTAATCCTTTTGAAGGTAGTTCTACTACCTCAGTTGGAAATTTAAATTCGCTCATAATTTTTATTAGTTATAACGTTTATCGTGTATACATACTAATGATACAAAAGAGCTTGACGTTAGCCAAGCTCTCTTTAAAAGTATTTGTTTTCTTTTTTAGAAGTTTAAGATACAGTAATCTGGTTGTACTGTCATCGTTAAATTGATAGCAGTGTTTTCTGTATCCCAACCATATTCACCGAAATTAGTTTCAGTAATCATAGCACCTTTGATAATCCATTCAGAAACTACATCACCTACAGGACCTAATACATTAAATGTTAAATCTTTCTTGTAGAAATCTGAGTAACCATCTCTACCAGTTACAGATTCGTGGTGTAGTCTTACCCACTCCATTACTGCTTGAGCACCAGAAGGAGTAATTGGGTCAAATAATGTAAACTGAATTGTATTCCAGGTTGTTTTACCCTTAACGAAACGTTGTACGTTAATATGGTTAAGAGCTACTGAACCTTGAGTTAAACTTACAGCACCTACACCTTTTACGATGTATGCTGGGAATCCATCCATATACATGATGAACCTGTTCGCTTGTTTTGGTTCAAACGCTGTGAAAAATATTTCGTTAGGATCTAATACTGCCATTGTTATTTATTTTATTCTAATTATAAATATTTACTTTTTTAACTTTTATGATGGGAAAGTTGCTCCCGTTGGTAATACATTAAAGTCTAAGTAAATAAATTCAGCCGTTCTAGTTGGTTGTAAGTAAATAGCACCTACTAATTGATTTCTATCAATTACATCTGGGGTATTGTTACTATCATCCATTACTACTTTAAACGCATATAGACCTTGTCTTTGTTGTACACTTTCTAAGTATGGATTTACTGCTGCTAAGAAATTATTTCTTGTAGCTGCTGTATTTTGTTCAAACACTAATGTTTGAGCAACTTGTCCAATGTAAGATTTAAGAGCAATCAACAATCTTCTAACATTTACTCTATCTAAAGCACTTGCTTGACGTTGTAATGTTTTTTGACCATATACTACAACACCTGTTCCAGGGAAAGTAGCTATTGGATTAACATTTTCTTCGTATAAAGTATCTCTACTAGAAGCTGGTAATTGTCTTTCAGCGCGAACTACGTTAGTTAATCCTCCTCTGTTGATACCCGCTGGGGCAAACCATGGCTCGCTTACACTGTCGTTATATGCGTAAACTCCCCCAATCATTGTTGAAGCTGGGACCCATACTCTATCACCTAAATCAGGATCAATTATTTGTAACCAGGGCCAGTACATAGTAGCGTATGAAGTATTTCTTGAAGCAGCTTCTGAGGTAGTTGCTGTAATGCTACTAGCATAAGGTACCGGATCAATTACTAAAATATTATCTCCTCTTTGTTGAGTATTATTAATTGCTGTAGTAATTTGAGAAGTATGAGTATCGTTAGTTAATCCTGGGAGAAAGTAAGAGTTAAATTGGTAATTATCTTGGTTAGATAATAAGTTTAACATATTTGTATAATCACTTCCTACTAGACCTTGTGAATCATTAGCATCAATATATTGATACATATTCATTGTTCTACCTGAAGGGACTACGTTACCTACACCACCAGCAAATGAACCATTATACGAACCTGATCCTACTGTTGGAATAGATCCTGTATATTGGTCTTTAGCATTTCCTGCATTATCTAAATAATTTGGAGTTAATAGGTTTACTGATTTTACTCTTACGTATCTAGAAGCATTTGGGTAAGAACCTGATACTTGTAGGTAATTACCACTTGATTGGTAATTGTATTTTTCGTCACCAATTACTTTAGTAATAAAGTTATCTTGGGTTGGATCTAATGATAAATTATTCCAAGATTCTAATACTACTTTATTATTTTGAGTATCATTACCTCTTCTAACTAATAATGAGAAAGTACCTGATGAGGTATTTGAAGTGGCAATTTCCCACCTTACATTATCAGATGAGCCTGATTCC